TAACAATTAATATTGAAAAAGATATACATTCATTTGGGGAGGATTGGTGTATAGATACAGTATGTAATAATGAAGTTCGCACTACATTTTTATGGTCTAAGGAAAAAGGCTACGCAGAAATCATAGAATACAAAACACAACCGAATATATTAAAAGATAACGGTTGGGAAAATTCAGGTATAGCCACTCATCTTGACCAATGGATTGATAAAAACCAAGTGAGAATCGATATACCACAAGGCTACGAGATAGATAAAGATAGCTCAACTTTTGAATGTATCAAATTCAAGAAGATTGAAAAACAGTTACCTAATAGTTGGGTAGATTATATGAGACACTTTAGTTGTTCAGGCGCTATAATAGAATTTAATAAAACACCTGATAAATACAAAGCCCTACGTAAATTAGAACTACTAAGAGACTGTTATAATGATGGGTGGGTAGCTGATTATACGGACGGACATCAAAAAAAATATTGTGTGTATTTTGTAGGTAATAGTATAAAATCTTTAATATTTACAGATGATAGTGCATTCCTAAACTTCAAAACAGCCGAACTAAGAGCCAAATTTTTAGAGAACTTTAAAGATATTATTGAAATAGCTAAACCATTATTATGAATTTAAGCAATAAATTAGCGATTGGTTTTGTAATAATTTTAATTTTAATAGATATTGTATTAATTACACATATAATAAAACAACTAATATTATGAAAAAAGTAATAACAATAGTATCAGTAATAGCATTAGCTTCATGCACTAAGTCCTGGGTGTGTACAATAGAAACAACTACAGAATTAGGAACCATGACACATGAATACGAATTTGAGGGTACTAAATCAGAAATGGAGGAGTTTGAAGAATTAGGCACTAAAACTTATAGCGGTGTTGATCAAGTAACTGAATGTAAATAAAAAAAATACCACTCAACGTTGTTTATTCCAAAAGTTTGATTATATTTGTCACGTATAGCAATGTAACAATTGATGACAAGCCATAATTTCTATCATACGACCTTGAAACCTACTATTAATTTAGTGGGTTTTTTGGGTTACAATAATATTCTTTAAATGAATGTAATAAAAGAAGCATTTAAAGCACTATTGCCAACCGGAACTAATAATAATATTAGCTTACAATCACACAATTTATCAGGTTTATTAACTGGTTTTGATAATGGTTATGTAAGTCATAACTCACAAAACGAACAAGAATTAATAAATAAGGGCTACGGTCAAAATGTTACAGTATATTCTATTATAAACAAAATCACAACTACAGGTGCTAATATACCTTTAATCGTTTGGGATAAAGTAAAGGATGAATTAGTAGATAGTGGAAAAATAGTAAACGTTTTAAAAACTCCAGCTATTTATAGAGGTGATTTATTATCTACTAATGAATGGGTGGAGGCTTGTATGGTTTATCTTTTAACTAGTGGTAATTTATATCAAAAGAAAATTAACCTGGCTGATTTTAAAAACTATGACGCTTTAGAAATATATCCTAGTGGTATAATAAGCCCAATCACCCCTAACAGTTATTTAATGCCTAACAACGGTTTTAAAGTAGCTGATAAAACAACTCAATATAAAATTGAATCAGATTTAATGAGCCATTTAAAATACATTAACCCTACTAGTTTAGGGCTTAATACTTTAGAAGGATTGGCACCATTACAAGCTGGGTTATATTCATTAACTGGATCAACGGATGTACAAAAGGCATTAAGTGTATTAGTAAAAAACCAAGGTGTTAGAGGTTTATTAACTAATGAATCTAACCGTAATGGTGGTGGTGTTAATTTATCACCTGACCAAGCCAAGGAAGTTAAAAGGCAAACTAATGACATGATTAGTGGAGTCGATAAAGTCAATAGTGTACAAGTTACTTCTGCAAGTTTAAAGTATTTACCTATGGGTATGAGTGCAGCAGACTTAAAACTAATTGAGTCAGGTGTATTGACTGATAGACAACTATGTAACATTTGGAACATTGACAGTAAATTATTCAATGACCCGGCTAGTAGTACATTTAATAATCTTAATGAAGCTACTAAAGGTATGTATAACAATGCAATACTGCCAAACTTAAATAAAATAGTAAGTAAGTTTAACCAAGATATTGTAAAACCTATTAATGCTACAGAGGGTACTAACCAAGAGGTTAGAATTGATACAAGTCAAATTGAAGCATTACAATCAGACCAAAAACAAGAGGCAGAGAAGAATAAACTTAACGTTGATGGGTTTAACGTAGTGTTAAACATGCCAATATCAAACGAATCTAAACAAGAAGTTTTAGTATATCAATATGGTATAAGTGAAGATTTGGCTAAAAAAATAGTAACAGATGGACAAATCACAGAAGATTAAACAACTTTTAGATAAAGAAGGGCTTAATCCTAAGATTAAAAAATCTATTAAGGATAAAGTAAAAATATTAGAAGCTAATCAAATAATAACTAAATGATAGTTTGCAAAGAATTAAATAAAGAATATAGTACTAAAGCAGAAATGTTTAAGGCTTTACGCGAGAATAAGAGTACTCTTATAGCTCAAAAAAAGATGATCACAAAAGAGTGTGATTCTATATCTATGCCTACAGTAGTTGAAAATATAAAAGGTGAAGTTATAAAAGCCGGTTCTGAAAGTTTAGATGATATTTCTACATTAAAAATGGATTTAATTATTAACACTACTAAATTAATGGATAGCCATAGTGATGTTCATTTAGATGGTATTTGGAATAAATCGGTAAAAGAACAAAAAAACCTTTATTTATTGCAAGAGCATAAAATGACTTTTGCAAATATAATTACTGATAACGTAAAAGCTAGTGTTAAAAGTCTAAACTGGTCAGAATTAGGAGCTGATTTTGAGGGTAAAACACAGGCTTTAGTGTTTACTTCAGAGGTTAATAAAGATCGTAACGAATTTATGTTTGACCAATACGCTAAGGGATTTGTAAAAAACCATTCAGTTGGTATGCGTTATGTTAAACTAGAGTTAGCTTTAAATAGTGAATCTAAGTACGACCAGGAAGAAAAAGAAGTATGGGATAAGTATATTAGTGAAATAGCTAATAAACAAGATGCAGAAAACCAAGGTTATTTTTGGGCTGTAAGTGAAGCTAAAATAATAGAAGGTTCAGCTGTTCCTATTGGTAGTAATAAAATTACACCTGTACTAAGTATAGAAGAAAAAGCCGCTAATAATAGCACTTTAAATACCGAGCCGTCAAACGACACTCAAACCGACACCAAAGGCACTAGGTCTAAGGGTCATAAATTAAATAAATTCATATAAAATGAAAACATTAAATGATTTCCTTACTGAAAAAGGAATTGAAATGTCAGCGTTTGAGGCAATGACAGGGGATGAACAAGCAAAATTATACGTAGAATATAATACAGCTTTAAAAGAATCTTACAACGCATTAGAAGAAAGAGTTGGAGACTCAGCTACTAAAGAAGAATTAGAAGCTATGAGATCTGAAATGGCTAAAGCTAAAGAAGAACAAGTAGAACATTTAAATGCTACCCTAAAAACAATGGGTTTAGCAATTAAAAACGCTAAAGACGTTTCAAAAGATGACGTATCTTTAACTTCTAAAGAATCTTTATCTAAAGGATTAGAAGAAAAAGCTGAAGAATTAAAAGCAATGTCAGAAACTGGTCAAGGTAAAGTTACTATGAAAGTAGTAGGTGACATGACTATAGTAGGTAATATTTCAGGTGGTAATGTACCAGTAGAACAAAGAGAAGCCGGTGTAAATAACATTGCAAGACGTAGAACTTTTATTAGAGATTTAATTTCTAATGGTGTGGCTACTTCAAATTTAATCTCATGGGTTGAACAAACAGGAGTAGAAGGTGCTCCAGCTGGAACTGTAGAGGGTACTTTAAAAAATCAAATTGATTTTGATTTGGTAGTAGTTTCCTCAGCTGTTAAAAAAAGAACTGCATTTATCAAAGTATCTACAGAAATGTTAGGAGATATTGATTTTATGCGTTCTGAGATTAACAACGAATTGACTCAAAGATTATCTTTAGATATTGATGATCAAATCTTAAACGGTAATAACACTGGGCAAAATCTTAACGGTATTATTCCTCAATCAACTGCATGGGCAGCTGGAGCATTTGCTTTATCAGTAGTAGATCCAAACATTGCAGATGTATTAACAGTTGCGGATAATCAAATAGAAATAGCAAATCACATGGCTTCAGTTTATGTAGTACATCCTACTGATATGACAGCGTTAAGATTAGCTAAATCAACAGATGCACAATATGTAGACAGATTACAAGATGTAGCGGGTCAAATGTCATTAGATGGTATTCCAGTAGTAAAAAATACAGGAATAGCACAAGATACATTTTTAGCAATGGATGGTTCAAAGGCTTCTGTATTCTCTAGAGGTGAAATGACTATCCAAGTAGGTTTAGATTCTGATGATTTTACTAAAAACATGAGAACGGTTTTAATTGAATGGAGAGGATTAAACAGAATCAAAGGCAATGATACAACTGCTTTTGTTACTGGTACAGTTTCAACTTCAATTACTGCTTTACTTAAACCATAAGTAATAATTTAATAACACTAAAGCCTGGCATTAACGTGTCGGGCATTTGGTGGTAAAAGACATTAAGTTATGAAAGTAAGAATTTTAAAAGATCACGAAAGCGGATTAAAAAAAGGTGCAATATCTAACCCTAGTGAAGCTATAGCAAAAAAATTAATAGCTAACAAAATAGCAGAAGAAGTAAAACCAACTAAAAAGAAATAGTCTACCTTAGATTAAAACACCCCTCACTCCATATTGACGTATGGGGTTTGCGGTGGTAAAAAGAGAAAAGCAATGTTTTTAACAGCCACAGATTTTACAGGATTTTATCAATTATCAAAAGGTAATAGCTACCAGGATGCGGTATTAGATGAATACATAGCAGAAAATCAGGAACAATTTTTACTAGACTTGTTAGGGTGTGATTTGTATGCTTTGTTTATAGCTGATTTAGACCCGATTACGGGGCTACCAGTAACACAAAGATTTATAGATATATTTGATGCTTTTTGCATAGATGATACTATAGGTACAGGATGCCAAAGACGTTCTAAGGGTATAAAAGTAATGTTAAAAGGCTTTACATACTTTAATATAGCACGTAATAGCGACTTTTTTAATACTATTAGCGGTAACGTTAAAAATACATTTAGTAATAGCTTACCAGTAAAAGAAATAGAATACGGTTTAAATGAACGATATAACGTTGCTATGGGTACTTATAACGCTATTCAATGGTATATTTGCGAAAACGATAGTGTTTATCCTGAGTACAACGGTATGAATAAAGAGGTTTTAAATAATTTCGGGTTTTAATTATGGCTAAAAAAGAACAAATAACGGTTTATGTAAGTGGTACAGAGGTAGATGATTATGATGCTACTTCTGATTTTACTACTAACGCTATATCTTGGGAAGACTTCAAGGGTTACTCTTTAAATGTTTGGTTTCCTAATTTAACTGGAGGAAACCCCAAGCCAAAAATAGAATTTCAAGCGTCTAACACTACTGATTTATTAGGTTTCAATACTTATGAAAACATAAAAAATATATCACTACCTGAGTTATTCGAAGATGAATTTTTTACATTTAAATATATTAGATTTGTTTACGATTCTACAGGGGTAGGTGTCGGCTCTACTATTACTTTTAATCTTTTAAAAAATACTTTATGAGTATAAATGTAAAAGATAAGAGAAAAAACGGTTTTGCAGATTATAATGATACTAGCACAACTACAACGCCATTAGTTTTAAGTGCGGGAGTTTGGACGACTATACCAAATGACGGTTTAGGTGCGTTTACTAATTTAACTAATATACCCTTTGGTATCACTCAATTAATGGACGTAACTACGGGATATATTGACCCAACCCAATTATATATTGGTGATACTATATTAATAAGGAATGACTACACAATAACACCAAGCGTAAACAATAGCTTATTAAAGATTAGATATGAACTAGGTACGGGAGCTGGACTATATCAATTGGAGACAACTGTAGGTCGTTTAGATAGTGGCTCTGGCATTGGCTATAGATTAGCTTTAAAACCTGATTTAATTTATATGGGTGATAGTAATACGAAAGATAATTATATTAAAATACAAGTTAATTTGGAGAATAACGGTACTTTAATTAATGCGGGCTCAGCAATCCAAGTTGTAAAAAGTGGCTTATGATAGTAATTTATAGAGATAATAATGCTAATGCTATATTTGTTGAAGATAACAACGGAGCGCAGTTTTTAAATAACCTACAAGCCGTACAAGATAATCCAACTGATACGGCTCTTTCTGTGGTTGATATTTCAAGAAACATAGAGATATTATCAGACATTGAGTATTCAGATTTTGAGGATAATAACGGGGTTGCATGGGGAACAGATGGACAGACAACTACTAATAATTTAAATGCTATTTTCCAAGCTTCAGGGGGTGGTGGGGGTAATATACCCGTAATAACTTCAAATCTTGCCATAAACCTTGTCCAAGGGCAAACACTTAATTATGAATTAATAGCGTCTTTCGGTGTTGGTTATGAGTGGGATTTATCTACAGTTTCTGACATTGTTAATGTAGAAGGTAATGTAAGAAAATTAATAGGTGGTTCATCTTTAGTTAATGGTACTTATAATATACCTGTAAAGGCAATTAATTATTATGGTGAAGATTCGGAAACAATTGTATTAACCGTTTCAAGCCCTCCATTTAGTAATACAAAAAGTGTGTTTTTTAGACAGAATGATTATTGCGAATTAACTGCAAATACTTCTAATCCGTTTTACAGAAGTGGTAATAATACAGGTATAGCTTGGAGCGTTGGGTTTTGGTACAAACCTAGTTCATCAAATAATCAGAATCAAACCGTATTAAGTTTTGGCGGTAATGATTTAAACAACGAAGGGCGGGTACAAATAAGTTATAACGGTAACAATTCATCAAGGCGTAGAATGGCTCTATTCTATGGTACAAACAATAATAATTTAGATATATTTAGCTCAATTGGTTCAACAACTGCTAATACTTGGGGTCATTGGTTATTTGTTTATGATGGTGGTACTACTGAAAACGGCAGCGGTGGAATAAATACAAGTTATTCAAGATTTAAAATATATAAAAATGGCGTATTAGAAACGACAATTAATACCAATGATAATTATGGTTTTAGTGGTGCTATAAATACAGAATATTTTAGGTTCTCCAGATTAACGATTTCGGGGCAATATTCAAGAAATTGTAATGTAGATGAGTTAGCAATATGGGCAAGTGATGAAAGTTCAAACGCTTCTACTATTTATAATAGTGGTTCACCTTTTGATTTAAACACATTAACAAGCGCCCCTAATAATTGGTGGCGTATGGGTG